CAGCCAGAGATATTACAGACCTTTCCAATTATACTTCTAGTGAATTAGCATTGGAAAAGTCACGCATTAGTTTGGAATTATCTACGGAAATACGTGATTTAAGTAGTGAAACAGCCAGAGATATTACTGACCTTTCCAATTATACTTCCAGTGAATTATCTTTAGAAAAAGCACGTTTAAGTTTAGAATTATCTACGGAAATACGTGATTTAAGTAGTGAAACAGCCAGAGATATTACAGACCTTTCCAATTATACTTCTAGTGAATTAGCATTGGAAAAGTCACGCATTAGTTTGGAATTATCTACGGAAATACGTGATTTAAGTAGTGAAACAGCCAGAGATATTACAGACCTTTCCAATTATACTTCTAGTGAATTAGCATTGGAAAAGTCACGCATTAGTTTGGAATTATCTACGGAAATACGTGATTTAAGTAGTGAAACAGCCAGAGATATTACTGACCTTTCTAATTACACTTCTAGCGAGCTTTCAAGAGAAATAAGTGATTTAAGTAGTGAAACTGTAAGAGATATTACTGATCTTTCTAATTTTACTTCTAGTGAATTAGCATTAGATAAATCACGCCTTAGCTTGGAATTATCTACAGAAATACGTGATTTAAGCAGTGAAACAGCCCGAGATATTACTGACCTTTCCAATTATACTTCCAGTGAATTATCTTTAGAAAAGGCACGTTTAAGTTTAGAATTATCTACGGAAATATGTGATTTAAGTAGTGAAACAGCCAGAGACATTACTGACCTTTCCAATTATACTTCTAGTGAATTATCTTTAGAAAAAGCACGTTTAAGTTTGGAATTATCTACAGAAATTAGTGATTTAAGTAGTGAAACCGCCAGAGACATTACAGACCTTTCCAATTATACTTCTAGTGAATTAGCATTGGAAAAGTCACGCGTTAGTTTGGAATTATCTACGGAAATACGTGATTTAAGCAGTGAAACGAGTAGTGATATTACAGACCTTTCTAATTACACTTCTAGTGAATTAGCATTGGAAAAGTCTCGTCTTAGTTTAGAATTATCTACTGAAATACGTGATTTAAGTAGTGAAACGAGTAGTGATATACAAGATTTATCTGGGTATACTTCTAGTGAATTGGTATTGGAAAAGTCACGCCTTAGCTTGGAATTATCTACAGAAATTCGTGATTTAAGTAGTGAAACGAGTAGTGATATACAAGATTTATCTGGGTATACTTCTAGTGAATTAGCCTTAGAAAAATCACGTCTTAGTTTAGAATTATCTACAGAAATACGTGATTTAAGTAGTGAAACAGTTAGAGATATCCAAGATTTGTCCAGTTATACTTCAAGTGAATTGTCTTTAGAAAAAGCTCGTCTTAGCGCGGAACTGTCAACTGAAATACTTACTTTGAGAAATGAAAAAAATAGCGATATTACCGATCTTTCCAGTTATACATCCAGTGAATTAACTCGTGAAATTAGCACGGAAAGAAGTACTGTTGTAAGAGACTTATCTGATATGAGTGGAGATATACATCACATTATTGATGATTTAATAGGAAACGCTCCTTATTATTTAGATACATTAGAAGAAATAGCATTTACACTGGGAGATATCACTGAACCAAGTGGAGGAAGTTTACATACAATTATTCAGAAAATTTACAGTGTTTCACAAGATATTTATGATTTATCACAAACGGTGGCTGGTTTAGATGGAGATGCCAGAAATTTAGATGGTAGATTAACAGTTAATGCTTATTCACAATTAGTTCCTAATGAAACCGTTGCTATAAGTGCTATAAATGGTGATATATCATTAAATCGGACATTATTAATGTATAACAAAGACAATATAATAATTGGTAACGCGTCTACAGGAGATACTATTAAAGACTTAAATGGGAACTATTCTAGTAAACCACTAGGTAATATTATAATTGGTTCATCGGCAGATATATCAAATTCATCTATCAACTATGCTACAGGTATAGGTTTTGGTATTGATTTAAGTGGTACTGGCTCTACAGCGTTAGGATATTTAGCCAAAACGGATGGTGTTAATTCTACTGCTATTGGATATAATAGTAAAGCATTAGGAAACAATGTAATTCAATTAGGAAATACAAGCGTAGAATATGTAAATACAAATGGTGTAGTTACTATGAGTTCAGATGAACGATTAAAAGATAATATTCACACCATACCATTTGCTTTAGAAAAAGTAAATGCACTAAGAGGTGTTACATATACACGAAAAGATTTACCAAATAAAGACAAAGTTTATATGGGTCTTATTGCTCAAGAAACAGAAAAAGTTATTCCAGAAGTAATTAATAATAATGGCGAATATAAGTCAATTATGTATAATAATATTATTGGTCTTTTAGTAGAAGCAGTAAAAGATTTAGATATTAACCATAAACAATTGGATGGAAAACAAAATAATTTAGAAAGGGAATTAACAAAAATAAAAACCGTTATCCGTAATAAATTATTACAATTAAATCGTATTAAAAATTTAGTAGATGTAAAAGACGATAAAAAAACAAAATAATAGTCTAATTTATTTATTAAAAAATAAATTAAATAATTAATATATATACTAATGGCTTTTACACGATATAATTATGATAAATGTAGAACAAAAAAATTTTTACAACAGTCTACTGATCCTGGAAGATACGTATTGAATACACCTGGATGGGGAAATAAACCATTGCTATTTAATGATCCACAAATAAGACATATGGGATGGAGTGCAAATTTACAGAGTGTATCCAATGGACACCCTATAGATATTGAAAGTCAATTAAAAAATGTAGATAAAAAATTACAACGATATGGGAGACATTATAAAGTAGCAAAACCTTTAAAAACTACACCATTACCAGTATCTACAAATAGCAAACCTATAACATTTCAAAGTAGAGTAACACATCCAGGATTTTTATACAGAGACTTACAACAAGATCATAGTATTCCATTACATTTAAATCCACAAGAAAATGTTTGTTTAACATTTCAAAACAATCTCAATACAAGAATTTTGGAAAAAGATAGTCATGTTCCTATTATTCCATGTACAGATTTAATACAATAGTTGTTTAATAAATTATAATTTATTTAATTATCATTTATTTTAATTATAGCAAATAAACTATAAAGAAAATATTATAATTTATATATAGTATAATGGCAGAAATTGCAATTCCAATGGCCGCTTTAGGTATAATGTATATTTTATCAAATGAGAAAAAAGATGAAGGTTTTAGCGGTATTTCGTCTGATGATAATAAAGAAGGTTTAGTAAATACAAATATCCCTCCAATAAATTATCCTGTAGAAAATAAAGAAGGGAGAGATGATAGATATACTACTCAAAAATATGGCGGATTAAATAAAAATACAAATAAAACAAGTGAGTCCGCTGAAGTTAGAAGTGAAACAGAAGATTATAGTAATACATATACATCTTTAACTGGAGAAACTAAAAATTATTTCGATTTCGAACATAATAATATGAAACCATTCTTTGGTTCGAATGTCACACAAACGATTGATTCAAAATCTAGGGATGGGATATTAGATTTATACACTGGTTCAGGTAGTCAACAAATTCAAAAAAAGGCAAATGCTCCTTTTTTTAAACCACAAAAAAATATGCAATGGATTAATGGTATGCCTTCTACATCTGATTTTATGCAAGAAAGAATGAGAGGTAACGTTAGTTCAAAAATGAACAATACCAAACCATGGGAAGAAATACAGGTTGGACCCGGATTAAATAAAGGATTTAGTAGCGAAGGAACTGGTGGTTTTAATTCAGGAATGCAAGAAAGGGATACATGGAAACCTAAAACCGTAGACGAATTACGTGTAGTAAATAATCCTAAGAAAACGTTTAAAGGTCAAATGCTTGGAAAACATGTTGGACGTAGAGGACCACGTGGAAATTTAGGTAAAATGGAACAGCATAAACCAGATACCTTTTTCATCAATAATCCAGACCGATATTTTACAACAACAGGTGTTGAAAAAAGAGGTAAGGCACCAACGACTCATATATTTAAACCTGAAAATAGAACTTCTACTACGAAAGAATATTTTGGAGGTGGTGATACTACTAATGCTAATGGTATTTATCAATCCGGAAAATATCAAAAATCAACAAAAGTTCAATTAGATAGTTTAAATGTTGGTGGTGCTTCTCGTGCTCATGGATGGAAAGAAAATCATGGAAATTATGGTAAATCTGGATATAAATCACTTCCTAATTCAAGGTCATTAACTGGTGAAACTAAAAATATGGGAATAGTAGAACGTGGTTTGTATGCGATGGTAACACCTATTTTAGATGTTATTAAACCTACATTAAAAGAAAATGTTGTTCATCATAAACGTCCAACAGGTAATGCTTCAGGAGGTAAAAATGGTGTTTCCAATTCTCGCGTATGGAATCCTTCTGATGTTGCAAGAACTACTATTCGTGAACAAACAGAAAATACAGAATACACCAAACATGGTGGAACCGCTTTTGATGCCGCTTATTCAAATACAGAACATCAAGCAATAGGACAACAAAGAGATACTACTAACTGTTCATATATAGGAAATAGTAGTGCTGCTAATTCTCAAAATAAAGGACAAGTGTACAATACAGCATACAACGCATCATTAAATCCAAATAAAGAAGTTGTTTCAAAGGTAGATAGATTTCAAGCAGGAAACCAGCCTATTTTTGATGGCAATCAAAATGTAAGTAATCTAAGAAATAGAAATACAAATCCAGCACAAATTATTCCAAATATGCCAAAAAGCACAAGTAGCATTGAAACATATGGAACATTAAGTGGTAAAAATACTAGAGAAATAAATCAATCAAGAAGATATGATCCTAGTCTATTAAATGCATTTAATAGCAATCCTTATTCAAAATCATTAAGTAGTGTAGCTTAATTACAATAGATAATACATTATTAATATAAACATAATGTATTATATTTCAATAACAATGAGTGATTTATTTTATGAAAACTCTATAAATTACAATTTTAAAAGCAATAGTATCGACATACATTCCGTTCATAAAGAAATAATAAAAAAATTAGATTACTTTATTGATAATAATAAAATACCTCATATTGTATTTCATGGTCCATATGGAACTGGTAAACGAACAATATTAAATTATTTTATGAATCAAATTTACAATAATAATCAAAAATACATAAAGGATTACGTAATGTATGTCGATTGTGCTCATGGTAAAGGAATTCGTTTTTTTAGAGACCAACTTAAATTTTTTGCAAAAACAAATATTCAACATAAAAATAATATCATGTTTAAATCAATCATTTTATTTAATGCTGATAAACTAACTACAGACGCGCAATCTGCTTTAAGAAGGTGCATTGAACGTTTTAGCCACAATACACGATTTTTTATTATTGCAGAGAATCAAAAATTATTATTAAATCCAATATTATCCAGATTTTGTAGTATTTATATACCAACACCAAAGGTAAATAATGAGTATGTAAATTTTTATAACATTTTATTTGATACTTATAATAATAAAGATTATATTAAAAAGGAATCAAAACTAAAAAAATATTTAAAAAATGATACAAAATATAATTCATTAAGTAAATCTATGAAAACAGCAAATTTATTATATAATAAAGGATACAGTTGTTTAGATTTAATGAATTATATATCAAAAAATAAAAACAATGATTTAGCATTATTATACTTTGATAAAATTAGAAAACAAATTAGAAATGAAAAACTGCTAATTTTTTACATATTATATTTTGTTTTTATGCGGAAAAATGTAGATTTAGAAAATATTTTATAATTTCAAATGGATGATTACAATATTAATGTATTATCTGAAGCTAAGAACGAATACTCTTGTAGATTGTTGAGTATTTTAACTCCCGTTGTAATTGATGGAGTAAAATCTATATTTAATGATGCAGAACGTTTATGTATAGAAAATGATGAAGACGATAAATATCTAATGACTTTTCAAAATTTTTTATCTCGTGTTCCAAAATGGAATGAAACTATTATTGAATCTGAATGTTCTCGCATTATAAGTGTTAGTGGTTGTAACTATTTAGAAGACCTATTGACTTGTGTTCATATTGCTCAACTTAAAATATTAACTAGTGTAAGGGTTTCACAAAAACAAAAAAAAATAGACCTCGACATACCAAAACTTTCTGCTTTTATCCATCAAGTTTATAGTGTATTTGCTAGAAAACTGTATAAAAATGTTTATTTATTTGAAAAAATAATCACACCATTGCAATATCAAAAAAATATGCGCGAATGTGAGATATTATGTAAAGAAAGTATTTTAGAAGTAATTAGGAATAGTATTCCTGTTGAAAAAATATTGAGATCTTATATTGATGAAACGGTTGATGAAGAAGTTGTTCAAGAAATTGTAGAAAAAGAAATTGAAAAGGAGGTTGAGAAAGAAGATATAAATAATTCTGTAGAAAAACAAGAGAAAAAAGAGGAAGAATTTAGTAAAACACCTATTTTAAAACTGGAAAAAAATACCGAAGAATTACAATTAGATTTAGATAAGCCAAGTAAAGAAGAAGAAGATGTTAAAAAAGTTATTAGTAATACAGATAATGATGAAGAATTAAATGATGATATACGTGATGTAGGAATATCATTTAATGATGTTGATAGTGTATTAGATATGGGAACAAATGTGGAAGAAAGTGTTGACGCTCCAAAAACAATTGAACGTCTTGAACAAATTAGTGAAATAAATAATCAACGAAGAAAAGAAGAAGAAGAAGACGAAGATGAAGATAATTTAGAAATTTTTGATGATAATAATATTGATTTGGATATAAGCGATGTTCATGATTTATCTAAAGAATTAAGAGTTGAAGCACCTCCGTTATTAGATGACATTGAAGTTTTAAAATAAATACAATTGCGTAAAATAATAAATAAAAACATAACTAAAAATATTAAATGGAACAGTCTATATTCATTACGGCTGGTATAGTATCTTTCGTATATTTAGTTATAAAATATCTAGAAATGAAATTTATATTGAAAGAAGTAAAGCCTATGAAACTATTAATGAGAGACACGATTATTGTTTATTTATCAGTAGTTTCTGGTAGTTTTATAATTGACCAATTTAGTGGAGCAAGCACAATTATGAAGAAAGCACCTGAAATTTTTACAAATGAACCCGCTTTTTAATTATTCATATAATTATCATCAACATATATCGTAATGGCAGATATACTTGATATGTAAATTACATAACCAATAATAATCAACGGATAAAATATCATTTTTAATAAATTATGATATTTTATTTTAAATTTAATCAATTTATACATAGCAAGGTATATCATCTATGCTAATTACATTATTTAATTTTCGTTTTTGAATTTTCTTTTTACTTATTTTAAATATATCAAAAATAGAATTGTTAATTTCATTATGAGGTTCGCAATGATGAACTGTTCTAGCAATCATTTTATATAATTTAAAATCAGGATATCTTTCATGCCCATTTTTTTTATACAATATATTTTGATTTTTATCATCGCGAGTCCATTTTATAATTAATTTTATTATTTCATTATCAATTGTATGTTCTTCTTTAAAATCATCTATAAAATAGTCATATAACGAACAGCCTAATCTACATAAATCAAAACTTTTATTAGGCAATATTTCTGGTTTATTATAGTTTCTATAAGGTTCAAAATTATATTGATTTGCTGCATCTTCTTTAAAATTATAACTATCGCAACATAATTGTTTTCCCTTAAATTTATAAATTGCTCTACCAAAATCAATTATTTTAAATATTTTGCCAAATGTAGGTATTTTGTAATATTTACCATCATATTTTACATAAATAAATTTTTTCTCTGTTTTAACATACATTATATTGTTTGTATGTAAGTCATTATGTGTAAAATCAAAACATTTTTGATATGTTATTAAAATGAATAATACTTGTATAAAACATGATTTCCATTCCAAATCAGTCATTTCATTGTTTTCTATAAAATTATCCAATGTTTCATACATATGTTCCATGCATATAATTTGAACTGGAAAATTATAAATTACACAGTTTACATTATCATCTGTTGAACTAGAATATTCAGATATATCACTGTTAGAACAACTAACAATTGAATTATCGCTATTTTCAGTTTCTTCTTCATCACTATCATCAGTTAATTCACTATCATTATCTTGATCACTATCACTTTCATCTGTTTCACTATCTGTTAGTGCTTCTGACATAATAGATGATGTTTCTGTATTACTTGACAAATCACTATCGCTCCTTTTTTTATTTTTTATTTTTTCATATACCAAGTTATCACTTAAGTCAATATCATTTAACGTATTTAATTTTTCCAAATTTTCAACCGTTAATTCAAATACATTATCAAATGAATCATCATCAATATTATCGATTTCTAATGTTTCATTACTATCTTCCATAACAATTTTTTCACGGTATTTACGAGTATCATCATCTAACAAAGAACTATCAAAATTATCTAATTTAAATATAACATCTTTATTTTTATGAAAATATTCTGATTGATGTAAATAATCTAAATCATCATATACATTGACATTAAATTCTTTTTGTATACCTAAAAATGAACCATAGTAATCATTGCCAAATATAAAATTATGATTATTTAGTAACTTACTACTTAGAAAACTAAAAAACCCGTCTACATACGATGTATTATTCGAATCGTAAATTTTTTTTAAATGATTATCTTTTTTTGAATATTGTTTTTCAATGCTTGGGTTTAGTTCTGAATCTTTAGTTAGATTCTTATATTTACCAGTTAAAAATTTCAATGGGTTTAATAATGGTGAAAATTTAAAAAATGATATTTTATTTAATGATTCCTTTTTTTCATTTTCAACATTTATTAAAAAAAAAGTTGATTCATGTGTATCTTCTATCGTTGAGATTGAATATTTACTGTTTAAATTAATTAAATTGTAATTATTCTTACTTAATTCAAAAAATTCAGAATATACTGGTATATAGTTTTGAACTTTTGAAAACCCGTTGTCTTCTAATTGACTAAATAATATATTATTGTTATTTTTCTTATAATACAAAGAAAACATACGATTTAATGATAATATAAATTTTACATTTAAACCAATACTTTAGTAATAGATTAATAATTTAATAAATATAAATTAATTAATACTAATCTTATTCGTTTTACTTTATTAATTAATATAACAATGATTTATATATGAATTTAGAGTTAAAAAAGTTTAATATGAAAAATATAAAGTTTAATTTGGATGATTCGAATGGTCCGGTAATTGTATTAATTGGAAGACGTGATACTGGAAAAAGTTTTTTAGTAAAAGATATGTTGTATCATCATCAAGATATTCCTATTGGTACAGTAATATCAGGAACAGAAGCGGGTAATGGTTTTTATGGTAAATTAGTCCCTAAACTTTTTATTCATGATGAGTATAATACAGCTATTATTGAAAACATTTTAAAAAGGCAAAAAATAGTGATAAAACAAATTAAAAAAGAAAGAAATGCTTATGGTAAGTCGAGTATTGATCCTAGAGCATTTGTGATATTAGATGATTGTTTATATGATAATACATGGGCTAGAGATAAATTAATGAGATTATTATTTATGAATGGTAGACATTGGAAAATAATGTTAGTCATTACAATGCAGTATCCATTGGGTGTTCCGCCTAATTTAAGAACAAATATAGACTATACGTTTATTTTAAGAGAACCATATATTAATAATCGTAAACGAATCTATGAAAACTTTGCTGGTATGTTTACAACATTTGAAAGTTTTTGTCAAGTAATGGATCAATGTACTGAAAACTATGAATGTTTGGTTATAGCAAATAATGCCAAATCAAATCGTTTAGAAGACCAAATATTTTGGTATAAGGCATCCGCACATAATGATTTTAAATTAGGAGCAAAAGAATTTTGGGAAATGTCTAAGGGGCTAGGGTCTGATGATGAAGAAGAACAATATGACCCTAATGCTGTTAGAAAAAATAAAGGACCTAGAATAAATGTAAAGAAAAATAGATGGTAATTCATAAAATTATAGAAAATATAAAATTTTCTATAATTTTATTATGGTTTATAATTTTCAAATGTTATATTTAATCTTTCATATTTATTAATCTGTTATATTTAATCTTTCTTTTTACGAACAATATTATCACCTTCAAACAACGTCTTTTTAATATTATCTGAACTTTGGTCATCCAATTCTTTCAAATCATTTTCCATGGTGTTATTTACACCCACCAAATTTCCTTGATTATCTAGTCGCTGTGTTAATTTATTACCACTTTCTCTAGCCAACTTAACATTTTCTTCAATAGCCTTTCTTTTTGTTTCTTGAATACGTTTCTCGAATTCTTGTTTTGCCTTTGCTTCATTCAAATTCTTTTCATGCATCAATTGATTTAGTTCATTTTCCAAATATTCTACACGTCCAGTTTTATACGCTTCTGGTTCCCAAGGCATCCAAACACCTACAGGTCCCACATATACATTATGATTTGGATCTACTTCTCTTAACAACTTACATCGCAATTCCGCTTCTTCTTGAGTTGAATAAGAACCTCTAACCTTTAATCCTCTAACACTTGTTTGGAAATTATTTTGTTTATTAAATTGGTCATCTAATTCATTTTCATTATTATCCAAAAAGGTTTTATATGAATCATAAATATCTGTAGTTTTCAAATCTTCTTTTTCACTTTTCACAAATTCTTGCATATCCGACATTAGTGTTTCAAAATTAAGATTGTATTTATAAGACAAAAAATTTAAGAATTGAGAAAATTTCTCCATTGATTTAGAAAAATCATATCCCTTTAAAAATTCTTCAAACATAAATAATTCTCTTTTCTTTAAAACTGTTTCAGGACTAACAAATGATACACAAACAAATTTTTGTCCTGAAATTGCCTTATCTTCTTCCAAAAGGTCTACATAGTTAGGATTTACAGATCCATCTGATTTTTTTTGATGCTCATAAGCATATTCAGCCATTTTATAATATAATATATCATTATTGTTTAAGTTTTTTTTTATTTATTTATTATATAATATGTTTGATAAATTAGGCCAAGTTTTTGATTTAGGAGAACTATTACGACGTGTTGTAAAATATTTAGTTGAAGGTTTAATGGTTGCTATCGCTGCTTACGCTATTCCAAAACGTTCATTGAACTTGGATGAAGTTTTATTAATCTCTTTGACTGCTGCTGCTACATTCTCAGTATTGGATACATATGTCCCATCAATGGGAGTATCTGCTCGTTCTGGTGCTGGATTCGGTATCGGTGCTAATTTAGTTGGTTTCCCTCGCATGGGTATGTAAATAAAAAATACATATAGTAAAATTTATTATAATTAGTATAATTTTTATAATTCATTTAATATAAAAATTATAAGGTTGGTATAAATTCCCAGTTTAATTCTTTACATATTTTTTTCCAGATTTCATCTTGTTCTATTCTTTTTACAGGATCTTTTAACATAGGAAAATAAGGTAAAAAACTATGTTCATCAAGTAATTCACACATTTTGTATAAAACATAATAATAATTTAAAAAATTTACACGGCTATCTGGACAATGTTTGCTATATGGTTTTTGAATTTCCATAAATAAATTACATAATTTATCTTCCAATTCTGGTTGCATTACAGGGGGTTTTATTCCAAGTTTATCTTTTATAAATGGAATATGTTCATAATATTTATTATATCCTAGCTTTTTCAATATATCTTTTGCTTTTTTATTATCCATGTTTTTAAGCGTTAATCTTTCTTTTTTAATTTGTTTTTTAATATTATCAATAACTTCATCTGGTATTTGAGTTGTTTCTTTTGCTTGAAACTGGGCTAATATTTCTCTAAAATGATTAATTCTTTTATAAGCATAAAAACATACTTCTTTAGGAGGTTCTTTATAAGAAGGTTTTTCATGTTCTATTAAAAATTTATCTTGAAAACTACAAACTTTACATATTAAAATACCTTCTGATTCAACTTGAACTAACTCGCCTGAACATTTAGGACATATTTCATAATTTATTTTATAATTATCCATATCAATTATTTTATTATCTATATTATTGAAATATTGTTGAACAATGGTATTACTATTGTTTTTAACATCCACTTTTTCTTCTGTTTTACTAAAAAAAGCATGTAATATCTTTTTTTTATTTGTTTTTCCATCACTTAAATTCTTTTTTTTTTCAAAATAATCAAAAATCAAATCAGAATTGTTTAGTAAATATTCTTTTTTTTTAATTTTTAACTGTTTTATTTTATTTTTTAGATCTTTTATTTTATCTTCAATATCTAATCGTTGTTCAATTGCCATTGTTTTAGAATTTTCTAATTTTTTTTTTAATTTTCTAACTTGTGATTTAAGTTTAGGTAAAACAACATCAGAGTTTTTTTTAAACTCATTCATTTTTTCATCATGTTTACTGTCTAATGTCATGATAGAATGTTTATTAACAGCCAATTTTTTTTGATTTTTAGGCTTAAAATTAGGCATTAATAATTAATATTATGTTGGTATATTTAATTAATAGTTTTCCTTATTTGTTTAGCAAAATCACAATTTTTTATATTTTAAATTCGTAATTTCATTATTTATAAAAATACTTTTCAATATATAATGGATAATCCAAACAAAATCGTAATAAATGAAAAGGAAATAACTAATATTGATTTGATAAAATTGCAGAAAATGACATTATTATACAATGCTTTAGAAAACGGATGGTCGATAAAAAAAACAGATAATTGTTATGTATTTAAAAAAAAACATAATAATGAAAAAGAAGTTTATTTAGATTCGTATTTAAGACGGTTTATGATTGATAATTTAGATATAAATCAAATATTAAATAATTAAATTTTATATATTTTAGTATAAAATTTTATTAATTGTGTAAAATTTCAAAATTTTTTTCTTTGCTTATATTATATAATGGGTGGTGGACTCATGCAACTAGTAGCTTACGGCGCACAAGATGTGTATTTAACTGGTAACCCTCAGATTACTTTCTGGAAGGTTACATACCGCAGACACACTAATTTCGCAATGGAATCAATTGAACAAACTTTCAATGGTCAAGCTGACTTCGGTCGTCGTGTTCAATGCACTGTTTCTCGTAACGGTGATTTGGCATACCGCACTTACTTACAAGTGACTCTTCCAGAAATCAGCAGTTCTGACTCTAACCATGCTCGTTGGTTGGATTGCCCAGGGGAACAAATGGTTTCCATGGTTGAAGTAGAAATTGGTGGTCAGCGTATCGACCGTCAATATGGTGACTGGATGCACATCTGGAACCAATTGACTCTTACTTCTGAACAAGAAGATGGTTACAACAAGATGATTGGTAATACCACTCAACTTACTTATTTGACCGACCCTGACTTTGCTGAAGTTGCAACTGCTTGCTCATCTGCTTCTGTCCCTGAAGCTGTATGCGCACCACGCAAAGCTCTTCCAGAAACCACTTTGTATGTTCCTCTACAATTCTGGTTCTGCCGCAACCCAGGTCTTGCTCTTCCATTGATCGCACTTCAATACCACGAAGTTAAGATCAACATCGAACTTCGCCCATTGGACGAATGTTTATTTGCTGTTGATGCTGTTGATAGTGCTGGTTCTGCTACATTGAAATCAACTGCTGCTTTCAGTAAATCCCTTGTAGCAGCTTCCTTGTATGTTGACTACATCTTTTTGGATACCGATGAACGTCGTCGTATGGCACAAAACCCACACGAATACTTGATCGAACAACTTCAATTCACTGGTGATGAATCCATTGGATCATCCAGTAACAAAGTTAAACTTAACTTTAACCACCCATGTAAAGAACTTGTATGGGTTGTACAACCAGACGCAAATGTTAGCTACTGTGATTCATTCATTGCTGGTAAACATTTACACTCTGCTTTGGGAGCTCAGCCATTCAACTACACTGATGCTTTGGATGCTCTTCCACACTCTATCCGTGCCTTCTCCAGTGATGCTCAAGTAGCATCCGTAATTGGAAGCAATGGTATGTTCAACGATGCTGGTGCTCTTGATGTAAGTGGTGATGGCACAACTGGTATCGAAGCTGATGTATCTGGTGCTTTGAGTGCTGGTGCTAATGTAGCATCCGGTGTTTCTGATGCCGGTGCTTTCGTTCTAGCAGAAACCGCTCTTAAGATGCACTGCTGGGGTGAAAATCCAGTTGTTACTGCTAAGTTGCAACTTAACGGACAAGACCGATTCAGTGAACGTGAAGGTTCATACTTCGATGTTGTTCAACCATACCAACATCACACTCGTTCCCCAGATGCTGGAATTAACTGTTATTCCTTCGCTCTTCGTCCAGAAGAACACCAACCATCTGGAACCTGTAACTTCAGTCGTATCGACAACGCAACTCTTCAATTGGTTGTTTCTGCTGCTGCCATCGGTAACTCAGCAACTGCTAAGGTTCGTGTATACGCTACCAACTACAATGTACTTCGCGTAATGAGTGGTATGGGTGGTCTTGCATACTCCAACTAAGTTTTGTAAATTCGAATCATATATTTATCTTAATTTTTAAATAATAAAATTAATCACAATTTTATTATTTTAATTTAAATATAATACTAACCTTTATACTAACTAATGGGACAACAACAAAGTAAACAATTAAATTTTGAAGATGTCCAAGAAATGATCAAAAATAAAAACAATATAATTATCAATGTTTTACCTGAAACGGAACAACAATGTTTAATTAAAAATACTTTAAATGTCAAACTTGAAGTAAATACGATAAATGAGTTATTAAAAAATAAAAAATCAGTTAACATAATTATTTACGGTAAAAATGATTGTGATATTAATGTCGAAAAAAAACAAAAACAATTAATTTCTCTTGGATTTTACAATGTTTTTATTTACAACGGGGGATTGTTTGAATGGCTACTTCTTCAAGATATATATGGGAGAGATGAGTTTCCAACAACAAGTTACGAACTAGATATACTTAAATTTAAACAACCTAGTCATTATTATAATAATCTAATGATCCGCGATATAGATTAATAAAATTGAATTTAATAAATATAAACATAATTATTTATACTTATTATCATGAATCTAACACAGCAAAAATTAACAAAAAGTGAATGGGACTTCTTAGAACTTCCAGTAAATAAAAAAGAATTGTATATACTTAAATTTATACATAATTCTTACAATGATATTTCTGCTTCTGAAAATCCCAATAATTCTTTGATTGGCTATTTAAAAATTAATGTTTATGATTATGAAGATTTTCATAAATACTTTTACAATAAATTTTACGAAGATGCAATTCATAAAATTGTAAAAGACAATAAGCTAAACTACAAATTAAGAATAAATATTAAAAAACTTAGTATTAAAAAAGCAAATAAAATAAGAATAAGAAATATTAATAATGATGAAATTTTAAAAGATAAAACGATATTTGAAAATCTTTTAATGGAACAATTATTGTTATATTTTGAAAATAACACAAAAACAAAGAAATGTTATTATTATTATGCATTACTTCAATTATCTAAAAAAAAAGTAAAACATATTAATTATTTACTATTGAAATTTATAAATTATGTTTTAGATACCTATAAAAAAGATATCGATATTCAACATTTAATTAAACATTCTCATAAATATATTGAGCAAAATAAATTACTATCTCAATACAATGATGTTATGCTGTTTAGTCACCAAAAACAAATGTTTAACTTAGTAAAAAATAATAATGATCCTAAGTTAATATTGTATCAGGCTCCTACTGGCACTGGTAAAACAATGACTCCAGTGGGATTGGTAAATAGTAAAACAGTTATATTTACTTGTGCTGCTAAGCATGTTGGTCTTCAATTAGCAAAATCGTGTATCGCTTTAAATATTCCAATAGCAATTGCATTTGGATGTGAAACGCCAGACGATATACGATTACATTATTATGCTGTAACTGATTTTGTAAGAAATAGAAAATCAGGTGGTATATTTCGTGTAGACAATAGTAACGGTGAAAAAGTAAAAATTATAATTACAGATATTCAATCTTACTTACCAGCAATGAATTATATGCGTGCTTTTAATGAAAAAGAAGATTTATTATGGTACTGGGATGAACCAACTATTACATTGGATTATAATGAACATTCATTTCATTCAATTATGAAGAAAAATTGGGAACAAAATGAAATACCTAATATTGTATTATCTTCTGCTACATTACCTACTAGTGAAGAAATATTTCCAATGATTGCTAGTTTTAAACATAGGTTCAATGGCGAACAATTCAATATTGTTAGTTATGATTGTAACAAAACAATTCAATTATTAAATACTCAAGGTAATATTGTAGTTCTACATGATGAATTTAAAGATTATAAAAAATTTAAGAAAAGTGTTAAGTTTGTCACAAAAAATAAAACGTTGCTACGATATATTGATGTAAAGCAAGCAGCAAAATTTATAATTTATATATTAGAAAATATTGAAATCGCGGATCATTATAAACCCAACGAATACTTTGAAAATATTCATGACATTACTATCCATTCGATTAAATTATATTACTTAAAACTGTGTAGACAATTAAAACAACATCAGTTTGAAGAATATAGGAAAAATAAAAAGAAAAATAAAGAGTTATCTGTTATAAAATTAACAACAAGTGACGCAAAGACATTAACAGATGGACCTACTATATTTATGACGAATGATGTTGAAAAGATTGGAATGTTTTATTTAAAGGCATCCAACATACCTGAAAATGTTTTAACAGATTTATTAAATATAATTGATACAAATGAAGAATATAGAAGTGCTTTGAATTTACTAATAAAGGAAGAAAAGGAAAGAACAGATAAAATAAGTGATAAAGTGTTGGATAGTGCTAGAGATAGTGATAAAGAAGCTAAAATTCAAAATGAATTTAATAAAAAAGTAAACTCATTTATGAAGAAAATGAAAAAAATAGAATTGAGTCCAAAATATATTCCAAATAGGGAGGAACACTATAGGGAATGGCATTCTAATAATGAAATCCCTATGAATTTATTTACAAGTAATATAGATGAAAGTATCGTAGAAGAAATTGTTTCATTAGACGTAAATAAAGAATGGAAATTGTTATTGTTAATGGGAATAGGTGTGTTTAGTAGTAAAAGTAATGTAAAATATATAGACATAATGAAGAAATTAGCAGAAAAGCAACAGTTATATTTAATTATAGCATCATCCGATTACATTTATGGAACCAATTATCAGTTTTGCCATGGATATTTATCCAAAGATTTGCAAAATATGACCCAAGAAAAACTAATACAAGCATTAGGTAGAGTTGGTAGAAAAAATATACAAAAATCATACAGTATCCGTCTTCGAGATAATAAAATCATTGAAAAATTATTTACAGAAGAAGAAAATAAAATAGAAGTAAGAAATATGAATCGATTATTCGCTTAATAGATTCAGTATTATGTTATGTATTAAATAATATAAATAATAAATAATATAAATAATAAATAATTATTTTTTATTATTTTTGTTTTTCTTCTTTACATACTTGTTTATAAATATTAAATAAATGAATGCATTCTTTAGGATTATGTGTTAAATTATGAACACCCGCTTCACACATAACCCAATTTAAAAAGGCGGTTCCTTTCTTAGTAAAAATTGTATCTGTATTTTCATCTTGTATTGGCATTTAAATATAATTATTTATTATATTTAAATTATTTTTATAATATTTAGTTTCCACTTAAAATATATAAATAAAGAAATAAATGGTATGATGGACTTTTGATGATATAAATATATTATAAAAATAATTTAAATATAAAATATTGTTTTTTGTTATAGCATGCAGATATTCGTAAAAACACTGACAGGCAAAACAATTACATTGGATGTAGAATCAAGTGATACAATTGAAAACGTAAAACAAAAAATCCAGGATAAGGAAGGCATAAACTAAAGGGGTGTGCCGAAAAGTATTCCACCATATATAAAAGGCTCTGTATATGGAAAAATGGTTGTAGTCCTTTATATGAATTGTAAATTATTTTAAAATAATTTATATAAACTCAAATGCTAGTGATCTTAAAGATTGCGAGACATTCAAATTGCAGGAAACTCCTTAGAGCTCATAATACCACTTTATAAAAGAAATGTTATAAAGGAACCCAGTTAATTGCTGGCTCCAATGGTAAAAATTTATGAGATTGGACAATCTGCAGCCAAGTTCCTAAGTTCGTTATTATTAGAATATGGAAAAGGTTCAGAGACTTAACGTTTGTCGGTTTGAAGGGAGTGATAACCCCTGATGATTACTTAAGATAAAGTCCGTCCTTATGAGAAATCATAAGGGTTTAGTTGGTCAACGACCCCCCGATCAACAACGTTTAATTTTTGCTGGAAAGCAATTGGAAGACGGTCGTACTTTAAGCGATTACAACATACAGAAGGAGTCAACGCTCCATCTCGTGTTAAGGCTACGCGGAGGCTATTTTAAAATGTAAAGTGATTTCTTTATTATATAATAACTTAAAAAGATATTTATATTATAATTCATATGAAGTGTCCAAAATGTAGAAAAGAAAAAGATGAAACCGAATTTAAAGCAAAAAATAATAGAATTGTAAAACAATGTTCTGCTTGTAGAGAAATGTGTAAAAAATGGCGAGCAAAAAATAAAGAAAGGGTAAAATTATATAATAAATTTTCAAAAGATAAGGTTGAAAATGATAATTTAAATTGGGAAACTATTAAAAAAGAAAATGAAATTACCGATAATGTTAAAGGTGTTCCTTCTCAACATAGGGTATTACACGAAACTGTTAATGAAATCATTGGAAAAAATTGTTGTACTTGTAAAGAATGGAAACCATTAACGAATTATAATAAATCTAAAACACATTGGGATAAATTAAGAAATGATTGCAAAGATTGTTTAGTTTCTTGGAGAAAACGAAATAGAAAAAAAATAAGCAAACATTATGCAGAATATGAACGAGAAAGAAAAAAAAGAGATCCGGCATTTAAATTAGTTAAAACAATGAGGAGTAGATTATTGAGTGCTTTAACAAGAAAAAATGCCAAAAAAAACTATAGAACGATGGATTTAATAGGAGAATCTCCTTCTTTTGTAATGGGTTATTTGGAAGCTAAATTCACAGAAGGAATGACTTGGGAAAATCACGGTGAATGGCATATTGACCATATTAAACCATGTTGTTCGTTTGATTTAACAAAAGAAGAAGAGCAAATAAAATGCTTTCATTACAGTAATCTTCAGCCCTTATGGGCGGAGGAAAATTTGAAAAAAGGGGGTAAATATATTAAATAAAGTAATAAAAATATATATTACTTTATTGAAAAATCTTGATTATTTTTGTGTATAATAGTCCGATAAAGAACGACCACGTTCCAGATGTTTTTCAAGAAATTAGCCATTGTTGATCTGGGAATACCTTCATTATCTTTAATCTTTTTAAATTAGTTTAGTAAATATTATGATTAATCAAATGATACTATAATTTCAACATTTTCTTTTTTAATACTTTTTGTAGCAGAAATAGATAACTCTTCTCTTGTTTTTCTTGTTGATTTGTCTTTTTTTCCTTTTTTATTTTTGGATGTACTATTTCTTTTATTCATATCATGTGATATCTCGTCAAAGTTTTTTTCAATATATTCTAAAATTTTGTTTTCTAATATCCATCTAAAAAAATTCAATTGACCTATAGTAGTTTGTATATGTGAATCTTGTTTATACGGAATGGTTATTCTATCCCATCTACAAAATGGGTCAAATCGCTTCTTTGAATAAGCTCTCAACTTTAACTTGTATTCAAGATATACTTTAAATCTTCTTTCTACTCCATCACTATGTTTAAATTTATAAACTGTAAAAAACTTTTTACTATAATTTGTAGCAAACCAATCAATTAATCTTAATGATGTTTTTGATTCACCATTTATTATTGGTAATATTTTTTCAAGATTATTGTCTTTGTTATAGAAATTAAGCAAGTTAGTTAATAGTAATGAATTTTGTGTAATATAATTCGTCATATAATTATTATTATTGTTGCGTATTTAAATTATTATTTTGCCTTATATATTTTTCTTGGTTCATTAAATCATTTAAATAATTATTTTGGGAGAGAAAGGGATTACAACCTCTCTGAGTTATCATATCTCTTTCATTTATTCTTGTAGATATAGATTCTTTACTATCCGACTTAATAGATTCATTATATGTAGTAAATTCTCTTTCAATATTCATTTTAAATTTATCTGCTTTCTCTCCCATTTTCTTATTTGGTTTATTTTTAATCATTGTTTTCTTTAACGTTTCTCCTGGTTTTGTATATTTTTTATAAATCATATTAATAATATAAAATATTAAATAAATAATAATAATCTTTATTCTTTTTTAATTATTTTCATTTGTTTTGCAAAACGAAATGCTTCTGAATTCTTTGTACCTCTTTTAATGTTACATTTGTAACAACATATCTCAACATTGTCAGTAGTATGTCCTATACTATTATCCTTCCTTTCTAAAGTCCACTGTTCTGGATCTCGTATATTCTTAAACAATATTTTACATATCTTTCTACAATAAAAACATTTATGTTTTGATATTATCATTTTTTCAATTAAATCATCGTACGTTATAAATAATTCTTTATTTAATTTATTTTTTTTAATATCTTGCTGCTTGTATCCTGATATTTTTTTTTTAATTTCAGTTACATATAATTGCTTATGTTTAAAATCACAATTTCCATATATTTTCTTAATACATTCAACTTGTTCTTTTAAAGTAAACTCTTCTTGTGATATATCCATCATAGATGCTCTTTTTTTATTTTTTATACCTTTAATTGATTCTATATTAGTTTTACCCGTAATTTTTATTTTTTTCATATAAAAAATAATATATATTAAAACAACCATTTAAACAAATAAACAGTAATTATAATTTAACATTATTTATAAAATGGTTTAAACTCATTCTGTTATAGTATATTATATGAAAAATAAAGATGAATGTTTAGAACTCAAAAACATTAAGTATAAAACGATGCTAATGAATAACATTCAATCTTCAAAAGAGCCTGATGTTACTAATATTGAAAGTTTTTTAGAAAAAGAAAAAACAATGAATAAAAAGCAACATTGGAGCAAATTAAGTAAATTAAGTAAAAAAAATAAAATACTTGATTACTCTATTGAATATTCAAAAAAGCACAATTTAAATGAGAAAGAAATATCAGAATTAAAGTCGTTTCTATTAAAATCATTGGATCGAAAAAAACTACAAAGAGTTAAGGATGTTATTTATGATGTTGAAAATCAAATTATTATTAATATACCAACTTTAACAATAAATAAACAAACAAATAAATATACACTTAAAAATTTAGATAAAAAAGTGTCTACATTAAAATCACTTGCTCCTAGAAAAAATAGAAAGAAAAAGGATAAGGACAATGATAAGGATAAAAAAGATAAAAAAGATAAAAAAGATAAAAAAGATAAAAAGAAAAAAAGAAAAAAAGATAAAAGTTCAATGACTAAATCAGACAAATAATATAATTAAATTGATATAAAGTAAATATAATTATATTATAAAGAAAACATGTTTCAACATAATCACTTCAATGATTTACCAAAATTACATGATTTATATGATGAATTAAAGGTAGAAGATGATTTTACAAATACATCATATCATGAAGATTTTTTGGAAACCATCGATATATTTATAGATGAATATGTAAATTCACATATAATGGAATATAAGGAAAAAGATTTTGAAGATATAGTTAAAGAAGCAGTATATTCACAAATATTAGAAGTTTATAACGAACAAATTAATTATTTAGATTTATCGTTGGATGATACTGTAGATGAATGTGTTTATTTATATTTTACAAAAAATAACTGTCCTAGATCATATGATGATTCGATTGTTGTATCCAAACCTATAAATAGTATTATTACAAAACAACTAACCACAATTAAAAATAAGTATCAACCAGATCAGCGAACGAATGATTGGTATCATTTTCGATGGGATGGATTAACAGCAAGTAATTTATGGAAAATTTTCGATACCCAAGCAAGTTTAAACAGTTTAATATATAGTAAATGTGTTCCTATCGATATCAAAAAATACCAATCTGTAAATATTGATTCTGCCTTTCACAATGGGCATAAATATGAACCATTATCATTAATGATTTATGAAGAAATATATGATACAAAAGTAAGTGAATATGGGTGTATTACACATGATAATTATGAATTCTTAAAAGCTTCACCAGACGGAATAAATACAAAACGAGGTAATCCTAGATATGGTAGATTAGTGGAAGTTAAAAATCCTGTAAGTAGAAAATTAACAGGTATACCAAAAAAAGATTATTGGATACAAATGCAACATCAAATGGAAGTTTGTGATTTAAATGAATGTGACTTTTTAGAAACAATATTTAAAAGTTATGATAATGAAGATTTATTTATGAAAGATGGTTCATTCACAACAACGGCAGATGGTAAACGAAAAGGTATTATGATAAGATATTTTGATAATAAAGAACCTATATATGAATATGCTCCATTAAATATATCCAAGCAAGACTTTGATGTTTGGTATAATGAAACAATGGAAAAAAATAAAAATTTAACATGGATCGAAAATATATATTGGTATCTTGAAGATATATCAATTATATTAGTAACTAGAAATAGAAAATGGTATAATAAAGCCTTACCTAAAATGATCGAAACTTGGAATACAATAGTCAAAGAAAGAAAAGAAGGGTATGAACATAGAAAACCAAATAAACGAGAAAAAAAGGCCAAACCACCAAAAAAAATAAAAACACAAGAACCTGTTATATACAATAATGACGGGACAGATATAACAAGTGATAATTTTAACTTTTCCTATTTAAGCCAATCGAAAAAAAAAGATAAAATCATAATAAAAATAAATACAGATAATATTTAATGTTCAAATTGTAAAATAATAATACAATAGTTATTTTTTTAATTTTAAATTATATGATGTTAAATCATTAATATCCTTATTCATAACGTATGCTGTTTGGGGAACTTGAACTTGTCTCCATCCAACTTCATTAAATATTGTTAAATACGGTTCATGTCGCCATTTCATTGTATAATTTTCAAAAGCACTACATAATGGGTTTAAAATTACTTGATTTATTTTTTCTTTTTTTCTTATATTTTTTTTAAACATAATCAATAAAATAGTTATTTTAATTATGTTTATATGTTAATTGGATTTGATTATTAGTACGTAGTATATAATGAAGAACACATACTTGGAAATGGTTCTTTTCCATTGCAAGGAGATGATCTTAAATCAGGAGATATATTATTCGTAACTTGTGCATAACTACTCATTTCTGTTTTTGGTATATTTTTTACTTGTTGTGAATAATTTTGAAGTTTATAACCTTTTTCTTCTGAAGGTTTAAAACTATTCAATAGCAAATTATTATATGTCGAAGGATAATTTAACATATTGCTAAACCCTTCACGATTCATTTTAATAATTAGCACCGCTAAAATAGCCAAACTTAATAAAACATATTCAAAAATTCTTTTCATATAGTATATAATTTTGATTTAGATAAAAAAAACTATAAATTAAGTAATAAATTAATTCTTTTATAATAATCACTTAAAATAATAATAATATATTATTTTACAAATGTCTGAAAAATATGAAGATTGTGTTATTAAAAGAAATGGAACTAAAGAACCTGTATCATTTGATAAAATATTAAAACGTATTAAAACACTTGGTCAAGAAAAAAATAAACTACATGTTAATTATACATCACTTTGTCAAAAAATTATAGATCAATTATATGATGATATTACTACACAAGAAATTGATGAACTTACTGCTCAACAATGTGCTTCATTGGCTACAACACACCCCGATTATGGTATATTGTCCAGTAGAATTTTAATATCAAATCATCATAAAATGGTTGGTGAAAATTATTTGAATGTCGTAGAAAAATTATATAACAATACAGATATTCATAATATTCGTTCTCCTATTATTTCCAAAGAACTTTATGATATTGTAAAAGATAACCACGAAACAATACAATCTTGGTTTGATTTCGACAGAGACTATTTATTAGATTATTTTGGTTTTAAAACATTAGAGAGAGCTTATTTGTTAAAAATTAATAAAGTTATTGTAGAAAGACCACAACACATGTGGATGAGAGTATCGTTGGGTATTCATAAAGATGACCTTGAAAAAGCAAAAGAAACATATAATATGATGAGTAATAAATATTTTACACACGCAACTCCTACATTATTCAATGCCGGAACTCCTCGACCACAACTTAGTTCTTGCTATCTTATTGCCATGGAATCCGACAGTATTAAAGGTATTTATAATACATTAGGAGATTGTGCTGCTATTAGTAAATGGGCTGGAGGTATTGGTATGCATATTCATAATATTAGAGGTTCAGGTAGTCATATTCGCGGAACAAATGGAACAAGTAATGGCATTGTCCCTATGTTGCGTGTATTCAACAATACAGCACGCTATGTTGATCAATGTGTGCTTCCAGATACAACTATCTATACAACAGAAGGACCAAAAGAAATACAATTATGTGAGTCAACCAAAACAAGCATTTTTACAACCAATGGGCCTGAACAAATCGAAAATGTATTGGAACATAGTTATGAAGGGGATATATTGTATATTAATAACAATCTTTCATTTAAACCATTAGCTATTACCCCACAACATCCTGTATATTGTTTAAAAAATCAAAAAAAAGGAGTTAATTATGAAGTTATTAAAAATAGACTTGATAAAAAATTAATTACACCTGAATGGATTGACGCAAATGACTTAACTGAAGATGATATGTTAATATTTACACGACCTACATACGAGGTTGATAATTTAAAAATTACAGTTGATGATTGTTATATGTATGGATTATTATTAGGAGACGGTTCAATGAATAATGCTTCTACACAATCATACATTTCACTTCATTCTACTAATAAATCAAAAAATTTAGAATTTATTGAAAATTATCTATCAAATAAACTAGTAGAATACTTTATTTCACAAGAAAACAATACTACTAGAATTTCATGGAACAAATCATTACAATTACCTTTTAAATATACCACATTATATGATTCAAATAAAGAAAAAAAGATTCATAATGAATGGTTAAATTTACCTATTGAAAAAGCAAAATATATTGTAAAAGGGATGATTGATAGTGATGGTTGTAAATCAAATGAAATAACATTTGATACTACTTCCAAAAACTTAGCTGAATCACTTAGATATATTTTATTAAGAATGGGAATACCTACTGGTGGATATATTAGAGATAGAATAGGTGAAAAACACACAAGTAAATATGGTGATGTAATTGAAAATAAGAAAATTTCATATTGTTTGCGTATTCCAAAAACACAGGAAATTTCAGAATTGCTACAAGTTGAAAAAGGTTCTTTTACAAAATTTTTCACATATAAAAATTTAATGTTTAGTAGAATATCAAGTATATCAAAATCACATTATAAAGGAACATTATACGATTTACAAATGAAAAAAACACATGATTATATGATACATAATGGAGTTGTACATAATGGAGGTGGGAGACGTAATGGGTCTTTCGCTATTTACTTGGAACCATGGCATCCAGATATAATGGAGTATTTGGACATGAAAAAAAATCATGGAGATGAAGAAGCAAGAGCACGTGATTTATTTTATGCTCTATGGTTAAATGATCTATTTATGGAGCGTGTTAAACAAAATAAAAAATGGACATTAATGTGCCCTGATACATGCAGAGGATTATCTGATGTTTATGGTGATGATTTTAAAACGTTGTATGAAGAATATGAAAACAAAAATATGGGAATGAAAACGATAAATGCCAGAGATGTTTGGTTTAAAATTTTAGATAGCCAATCTGAAACCGGTGTTCCATATCTTTTATATAAAGATGCTTGTAATAAAAAATCAAATCAAAAAAATTTAGGAACAATTAAGAGTAGTAATTTGTGTTGTGAAATTGTAGAATACAGTGATGAAAATGAAACTGCTGTTTGTAACTTAGCATCAATAGCATTAAGTAAGTTTGTAAAAAACCCTACAATTCCATTTAAACATCTTGATAATATTAAAATTTATACTAAAAATAATTGTAATTGGTGTTTAATGATGAAGAATGAGCTTAAGAAAAATAACATATCATATAAAGAAGAAAAAGTAGAAGTAGAAGATTTTGAATCATTTAAAAAACAACATGGTGTTGAAACGGTTCCTCAATTATATGATGGCGACGATTTGATTGGAGGTTACTCTAAAGTGGCAGAATTATTAAAACCTGTCTTTGATTATGATGAATTACATAAAATTACAAAAATAGTTACAAATAACTTAAATAAAGTAATTGATATTAATTTTTACCCAACCGTGAAAACAAAGACAAGTAATATGAGAAATAGACCTATTGGAATTGGAGTTCAAGGACTAGCAGATACATTTGCTTTAATGAATATACCTTTTTATAGTGAAGAAGCATCTTTTGTTAATAAACAAATTTTTGAAACCATGTATCATGCCGCTTTGGAAAAAAGTATGGAAATTGCAAAAATAGAAGGACCATATAATTCATTTAAAGGGTCACCAGCAAGTCAAGGTATTTTACAATTTGATATGTGGAATGAAAAAGTATCAAATGATAGATATGATTGGGATAAACTAAAACATGAAATAAAGGAAAATGGTATTAGAAATTCATTATTGTTAGCTCCTATGCCCACTGCTTCAACAAGTCAAATATTAGGGAATAACGAATGTTTTGAACCATTTACATCAAATATATATGTTAGAAGAACAATTGCCGGTGAATTTATTATTATTAACAAACATCTTTTGAAAGAACTAATAAACATTGGATTATGGAATGAAGAAACAAAACAACAAATGGTAAAATATAATGGTTCCATTCAAGAAATCAAAAAAATACCCCAAGTATTGAAAGACAAATATAAAATAGTATGGGAGATCCCGATGAAACATATTATCAATATGGCTGCTGATAGAGGTAAATTTATCTGTCAAAGTCAAAGTATGAATCTATGGATGAAAAATCCAACATATGATAAATTAACCACTATGCATTTTTATACATGGTCAAAAGGTCTAAAAACTGGATTATATTATTTAAGAACAAAAGCCAAAGCTGCTCCACAACAGTTTACAGTTGAACCCGATAAAGTAAACGCAAAGCAAGATAATGATGATTATGAAGAAGAAGAATGTTTAATGTGTGGTTCATAATATATAATGTATTGATTATTGATTTATTAAATTATATAAAAAATAATATTTTATATAATTTATAATTTATAACCCACAAATTTTTTTATAATGGTTGTTTAATTCGGGATACATAGATATAATGTCAGCATTATGCTGTATTTTATAATAACATCGAAAACATACATAAACATCTATCATTGAATTATGTAAGTTACTTGGTTCCGTTCCAAATAAATATTTATGTAATTCTATTAATTTAGGCGGTTTATATTTTACCTTTTCAGTTGATTTTAAATTTTGAATTAAACCTTCCAACTCATCCATATAAGTTACACGCACTGCTAATTTATATCTATCATCAAACGTTTGTTTACATTTTTCTAACATTTGTCTAGCATGTATATATTTATCATATCGTGGTATTTTACAAATATCAGTAGAATTATACATTGTACAATACCAACTTTGATTTCCCTTGTAAATATAATCCATCATTTTGTTTCTAATAAATTCAATTCTTACCATTCGTTTATCAAATCGGATATTATGACATACACATCTATCTGCTTGTTTTAAAACATTGGCAAATTTTTGTAATACTAATTTTGGATTCTCTCCCTTTTCCATTGAAATTTGTTTTGTTATTCCATGGATTTTTGATGACTCTTCATTAATTTCAACACTATTAGGAACCTTTAATATATGGTCACCTACATTTACTATTATATGAGAATCCGTATCAAATAATAACCAACTTAATTGAACAATATGGGGATATTTATGAGAATCATATAAAGAATCACCATAATTAGTGATAAGTCCTGTTGTTTCTGTGTCAAATACTAATACCTTCATTTTTTATAATAAAAATGATTATATATTTAAGTAATTCAATTTTATTAATTATATAATTTTATTAAGTTATATGATTTTATTAATTAATAATTAAATTATACGATTCTAGAATTATTAAAATTAATTTTATGTTTATTTACACGTAATCCTATTAAAGAACTATTTTCAGGCATTCTATACAATATATGGTTTACCCATTGTTTTATAATAGTTGATTGTGTTAATTTTCTAAACGCAATATTATATTTTATTTTATTTAATATCGCTATTTCCACATTATCTACTAATGTATGTAGTGTAAATGTGTAAAATCCTCTATAGGAACCAAATCCACTGTATTTGATAAATTCATCTTGAACTACCTTTTCAATTAAATCATTGTATTTTTTTATGTTTATATCCTTGAAATGTTTATGATTCTTTACAATTTCAATTACTTCATCAAGTCCAGGTCCATTCATTTCATACCAAGCCGACATATTAATTTATATTACTATATTAATCTATAATATTGTAATCAATTTAAACATTCCACTTTCTTTTTAGTTGAATACTCTTCTACTATTTTATAACTAAAACGATGTTTACTTGTAACACCATACTCTTTTATCCCATTCATATGATCTTTTGTTCCATAGCCTTTGTTTTTTCTCATATTATAACGTTCTTCCAATATTGGATATTTATCACATAATTTTTCAATATATAAATCTCGCTCTACCTTTGCTAATATAGAAGCGGCAGCAATAGAAGCATACTTATCATCCCCCTTTACTACACAAGTGTGGGGAATATACTCGCCTTCTCTATTATACGGTTTAAATTTATTACCATCCATTAAAATATGCTCTGGTATTATGTCAAGATTATCCAGTGCTCGATGTGTTCCCCAATAAGTAGCATGAAATATATTTAATTTATCTATCATTTTTTCATCAACAGCAAATGTTGAATATGATATAGCATTTTCTTTAACATAATCATACGCCAACAAACGCTTTCTATGAGATGTTAATTTTTTACTATCTACAATATACTGATTTAAATATTCTTCTTCTTGTGGAAATATAACTGCCGCTGTATAAACGGCTCCAAATAACGGTCCTCTTCCTGCTTCATCAACACCCACTTCCAAACGGTCTTTTTCCATATAACTTAACATTTTGTATAGTAATTACACATACGATATATTAATATCAATTTATTACTTTTTATGTTTTCTTTTTCGCTTGTTTTTTTTAGTTTTATTCTTTCTTTTATTCTTTCTTTTTTTATTTTTTGTTTTATTTTTACTACAAATGTTTTTTGTATTTCCTAGTTTATATTTTCTATCCATGTATTTCATATCTCGTGTTAATATTTCACATTCTTTGGGTTTTTTATATTTTCTATAAATACGCAATATATTGAATCTTCCTTTTTTTGCAATGGCTGCTCTTTTTATTGTTTTACCTGTTTTTTTCTTCTCCATTTCAACACCTTCATCAATAGCTAGTCGCCTCTTTTTTGCTGTGAATTTCAACTTATAAGTATGTTTACGGTTTTTATAATTAATTTTCCTTAGTTTAGGCAATAAAACTCTTGCTTTTCTTGTTTTTACCATATATAAATTGTAAAGATATATATTTTTTTTCATACTATAATTTATATATGAAAAACTTTTTACCTTTAATTATTGTAATATTAATAGCTATTATATTTTCTATTTTAGCATTTTATTCTTCTAGTGTAATTGAAGGAAATACGGGTATGAATAGTGGTAATACAGGTGCATCTTCAGGAACTACAGGAACATCTTCAGGAACTACAGGAACATCTTCAGGAACTACAGGAACATCTTCAGGAACTACAGGAACATCTTCTAGTTCTGCTGTAGCTCCATCTGGAGCTACTGTTGTAGATTGTGAACATTCGTGGAATGATTGGAGTACTTGTAATAATTTTCGACAAACAAGAACAATAAATATTACAAAACAACCACAAAATGGAGGTAAAGCCTGTCCTACTGATCAAACAGAAGAACGTTTTTGTGCTACTTCAAGTGGAACCACTAATCTTGCTACTCAATGTAAAAGACCTACTGATTTGACTGGATACGAGTTTGACACTGAAAATAGAGTAAAGGCAACATTTGAAATTGGTGGTTTAAAATGCGCTAAAGATTATTATGGTAATCCAACTTCAGAAGCATGTGCCTCTACAGGAACTCCTTACTCTTTAAAAGGATGTCATAGAATTATTATCGAAGCCACAAACACAAACCCTCGTATTTTAGCAGTTAATTTTTCAAAACCTATTAGCGTTCGAGGAAGTCCAGGTGACCTTAAAAATAACTTTCAATATAAGGTTGTTTCTATTGACACTGATTTTAAAAAGGTATCGGATGCAGTTATAACTAGTAACAGTCAAATAAAATTAAAAATAGATAAAGATATAGCTAAGGATCAAACGGTTCATATTAAATATCAACAAAATAAAGCAGTAAGTAAGGGAGGAGCAGAATTACAAATAGACGATTCAAAATTAAATACAATCGACCAAATTGCTGTAGTTAATAATATTGTTGATAATATACCACCAAAATTACAATTAATTGTAGTTGAACATAAAAATCCAAATAAACTTAAATTAGTATTTAATGAAACATTACAATCAAATGATTCATTGGATATTAATGATTTTGAAATTTCAATTAATAATAAAGCAGGAAGAAAACCTAATAAAGTAACCATTGAAAATAATACATTAATTCTAGATTTGAGAGGTAATGTTTCTATGAATGATTCTGTTACATTTAAATACACAAAAAATAAAGCAGCAGAAAAACAGATTAAGGATTTAAACAATAATTCTCTTTTAGATATAATAAATATAACTGCTATTAATAATGTAGGTTTTCCTAATAGAGATGCCTCTGCTTCTACACAAACCGGAACTGGAACATCAGAAACATGGGACCAAATGTATAATCGTATTTATGGACGTTCCAATTATGGACCGGATGAAGAATCATATTATAACGAACAATATATTAAAAGCATTGGAGCACATAACCCATTTAAATACATGAATGATAAAGCTAATATTAAATGTAGAGTTGATCCTATGAATAAATCACGTGCTATTTGTGATTTAGGAAGAAATTTCCCAATTCAACAATATAATGTTGATCAATTAAAAGACAACAGAGGAGTTGATGAAGATAAATATATTTTAAAAACAAAAATAGTTCCTGCTGTAAATCCAAGATGCCCAACTTGTTTAGATGAAGATGATTTTAATTCAGAGCTTAAAAAGGATAAAAAAACGGATAATCCATTAGCTTTAAATGATTCTGTTAAAAAATTATTAAATATTCAAGATAATATTTCTTTGGATAAATTTATTAGAACAATTAAAACAAATCCTAATTTAAAAATTAACGAAAATTTAAAAAATGACCTACCAAATATAAATATGCCTCAATTAAATAATAATTTAAAAAATGAACTACCAAATATAAATATGCCTCAATTAAATAATAATTTAAAAAATGAACTACCAAGAGTTAACATGCCTCAATTTAATGATAATTTACAATCTAATATCCAAGACTCTTCTAATTTTAATGCTCCTCAAACAAAAACACAACAATTTAATAATGTGTTAGATAACCCAATGTTTAACACAGGATTAAAAACACCAAAACTAAATACTAATTTGGCTAATCAAGTAAGTAATACTATGAATCAAGCAGTTCCAAACGCTGCTGATGTAGTAAATATGGATCCTAGATTTTTAAATGAAAATACACCTACACCTCCTATACATGAAATGGGGAATGTTAAAACTACAAATCCATCTAGCGGATTTATACCACGATTAACTAGCTTTTCTTCTTTCTAATATTACGACCAATGACATAAATCTTATATAAAATTAATACTAAATACATTAATTTTATATTTCAACTCTTTTTTTTATACAAGCCTTATCCATTTGAAATGTTTTTTCTTTATTTTCCTTTGGAACTATTTTAATTACACACTTAGCTTTATGACCGTATAATGGTGTTTCACATCCTTTTTCTTTTTTATTTTTAATTTTCTTAAGTTCTTGAACAATTTTATCAACAGAAGTCTCGCTACATCTAGCTCTAAAATGTTCGTATCTCTCCCTTACATCTTCATAAGTTAATCCTGATTTTTTCTTTAACATTGTATTAATATGTTCATGTAAATCATACATCCATTTAGAAAAGTTGTCTCTATTTTTCAACGCGGTATTTGTTAGAGGTACTGCTTTCAAATTTTTACGCAAATTCATTCTACAGTATTTACACGGCAATACATATTTTAAAGACATAACAAACTGTTTATAATATTTTTTCTGAACATCTGTAGGATTTACTGGATAATTAAAACTCATTGTATGTAAATAATGCCATAAACTAGGCCCCCATACAGAAGTTAACATTCCATCTTTACTTTTAAAATCATTTTTACCATATGTTTTTTTTCTTGTTTTATTTTTTTTAACCCTTATATTACGTTTCGTCTTATTTACCATTAATATATATCGATATTATATTTTACTACAAATTATTTAATATAACTTGTTTCACCTTTTAAATAATTTACCAAATTTTTAGAGAATGTTGTTTTTTTTGTTAAGTCAACATTATATTTAGATTTCCATAGTTTTTTATAATACTCATTTGTAGATATATTATCATGAACATCAATAATTTTTATTGTATTTTTAGTTTTACTTTGATTTAGTATTATCATTATTATAATTTAATTAATATGTTTAAATTCGTTAAATAATTATTCAAAAAAAATATGATTATTTGTATATGGAAAGTGTAAAGCAAAGTGTAAAACAATTTGTAGGCAACAATAAAAAAAAAATAATTTTATGGATTGTATTATTAGTTATTTTTATAATCGCGGCTGTATTTGTTTATGTAAATTATATACAACCACAATTAGTAGATATGGAATATAGAGCTAATTATGAGTTTGATGAAACAATTGAAAATGAATTAAAACCACAGGGGTTAAAGGGTCCTAAAAAACCAGCAACTATTTATTTATTCTGGGCTTGTTGGTGTCCAAATTCAAATAAAGAAAGTATGACAGGAGAAAAATTACACCAAGTATGGGATACTATTGAAGATGAATATAAAAACAAAAAGTGGTCACCATCTAGCAAATATAGCCTTGTCTTTAAAAAGGTAAGTGAAAATAATGTTGATTTTGTAACTATGGAAAAATTGGTTAAAAAAAGCGGTGAAATTGAAGGGTTCCCATCTATTTACTTAAGAAAACAAGAAAAAGTAACAAACGCAGGTGGACCTGGTATGGAGTATGTTGTATATGAATTTGATGCTAATCCAACTATAGAAAATTTAAAAGAATTTATATCACATGTTCTTAAAATATAAAACTAACTAATCGTCTTTTGTATCTTTTATAAATTCAATATATTGATTTGCTTCATCAATTGATTCTAAATATATATTTTTACGCATATCTTCTGAATGGATTAACATATTTAAATCTAAATTACCATAATCAATAACATTAAACCTCATAAAATATTTACAATCTGTATTCTTAACTAAAGAAACACCATGAACATGTAGCTTATCTATAATTTTAAGAATATAAGGAAAATAACTATCATTTACTCCTATATTTCTAGTAACGGAATGTATTTCATTACATTCTAAAGCAAATACTTCATCTTTAGTAATATTTTCATTACTTAAACATATATCTAATGGTGAATTTAAACATATACCACCGTCTAGATAACATATTCCATTATATTCATACGGTTTAAAAATACAAGGTATACAACTACTAAAATATATAGCATCAATTAGTAAAATATCAGGAGTAGTTTCATAATTAAATTCTTTTATTTCAAATGAACAAGCATTAAGTGCAAATATAGATAATTTTTTATTTGTAG